GCTCGAAAAGGAAGCCCATCACACCACGCGGCTCTTGGCCCAAGTCAGTCAGTTAGAAAAAAATGTTACGCAGCTATGGAAAGCAAACGACGACTTGCTTGTGAAGTTGGAGCGGCATCGTGACCGGCTTGATGAGCGCTTCATTATGTTGCGCGAAAAAGTGAACGGCAAGCATTGAGCACTGGCCGATATGACCCGGATGAGTGGCAGTTAATCTGCCAGGAAGCGATTGATGCAGTGGCGCTGACCGGCTCAAAAGCGGAAGCATCGCGGCGCCTTAATATTCCCTGGGGGACGCTCCTCAACAGAGTACGAAAAGGAGAGGAACTTGGTCTTGCACCTACTGTCAAACCTGAGAGCAAAGAGTACACCCTTCCTCAGTTCGGTGAGGACGATATCTCGGCGCCTGAAATTCTGGACCATCTGGAAAAAAGATTCGAGAAAAAATACCAAGCGCAGAAGGCGCAACATTGGTTCAAAATCAAGGTTAATAACGACCTACCTCGCGGGCTGGCCATTGTAGGTGATCCACATCTGGGTCCAAACTGCAACATTAGTTTGCTCAGAAAAGATGTTGAAATTCTCAGCAGCACTCCCGGCATGATGGCAGTGAACATCGGTGACACAGCCGACAACTGGAGTACCGGGCGTCTGATTCAGCTTTACAGCGAGGAGGATATCAGCCGTCCGACTGAGCAGAAGCTGGCGCACTGGTATCTCCGCGACAGCGGCATTCCCTGGGTGTTATGGCTGCATGGCAACCACGAGATGATGCACTCGGAGTTCGCCACATATTTACGCAGCATCAACGTAAGCCAGATGCCGATGATGGATTGGCGAGCGCGTTTCAAACTCGTTTTTCCATCCACCGAAATCAAAATCGACGCAGCCCATGACCATAAGGGCCATTCGCAATTCAATCCCACACACGGCCAGAAGAAGGCGGCACTCTGGGACGAGGACGCTGATATCTATGTCGCTGGCCACCGCCATCTCTGGGCGCTTTCACATGAGGAGCTAGACGACGGACGGGTTGTGCATTTCGGCAGGGCGCGCGGCTATAAATGGATCGATAAATACGCGGTGCGTCATCAGTTCTATCAACAAAAATATGGGGCCACGATCTTGTTTGTGATCGACCCGTTGGCGGAGACACCTGTCAGCCGCATTCACTCATTCGTTGACCTTGAAGAAGGCGCAAAATTTTTAGCCTGGAAGCGCGAAAATGCTGAATCCTGAGCAGTTCCGTAACGAAATCATCCGTCCTGTTTTGACCATGCTCGATGGCCGAGACGGCAAATCATGGACCGGCGCAGCGGCAGAGGAGTTGTTGCTTGGCACGGCGTTGGTCGAAAGCAACTTGACTTGGCTGGTGCAGCACGGCGGTGGTCCCGCGATATCTGTTTTCCAAATGGAGCCCGCCACAATCAATGACATACAAGAAAATTTTATTCGCCACCGTCCGATGTTGCGTGAAGCGGTGGAGTTGACGGCTGGTGTGTGGCCGATCATCCCGGACGCGCTGAAGGGCAACCTCTACTTAGCGGCAATGATGTGCCGTATTCACTACCGCCGAGTTCCAGCGCCGTTGCCGGAAGCCGGGGATGTCGGGGGACAGGCGAAATACTGGAAGAAATTTTACAATACAGCAAAAGGGAAAGGGACCGTTGGAAAATATCGAGAAGCGTGGCAACGGAGCGGCCTCGCCAACTGACTTTGATTTGGCATGGCCGCTCTGTCCCAGTTGCGGTGAACAGATTGTGTTGATTGTCGATCACGGCCATCAGCACTGTTCTGAGTGCGGCTTGCAAATCATCCTGACGCCGCTCAGTCGATAAACGTCACGGAATTTTGCTGATGTTTGGTGTGGTGGATGTGGCCCTTGCGCTCAAGTACGGCGAGCCTGTTCCATATTGCAGTCAGACTGAGGTCGAAATGCTCTGCCATCTCCCTCATGCTTGGTGAGTAGCCGAGTTCATCGAATAAGACGCGAAGTTTGCCCATGAATAGCGCCTGATCTCGGCTCAACCCCTGTTTGTTTTGCATCGGACGATCACAGGTCGGGCATTTATTCATTTTCTAGCCCCCAGTTTTTTGTTTGCAGCGAGACGCCGGTCCTTCAGGTTCTTCTGCGTCTCCTCCGGCAGCGTTTCGAGGGCCGATTTGTTGGCTGTCTCAAAGTTTTTCAGCGCCGTCATCTTCTCCCGGCTCGTCAACACCTCGTCCTTCATAATCGAAGACATTTGAAGGGTGTACTCCATGATCCACTCCTCCTCCTCTGCATACACGATTGGCGCCTCCTGTTCGCCAAGCTCATTTTCAGGCCAGGAAAGGACAATACCTACTGTATGGTCTTTGGACGGCTCTGGAGAGGCATCTTCCTTTTCCGGTAGGTCGCCACCAGAGGGTGCCGAGATGGCCGCTGTCTCGCCTCCAGGGGCCTTCTGAGGCGTGTCAGCCTCCCAGACCACAGGTTGGGCGCCGGGGATATCGGCCACCTCAGTTTCATCAAGAAGTCCCAGGCCACAGATTGAGAGTGTCACCCTGCGTTTGGCTTTCGTCATGGCCTTGGCGATGGCATTCGCCTTTGCCTCGCCTCTTAATCCAGCAATGGTGACGGCCCCCATGTCCTCGTCGGCGCGGCCATGTTTGTCCTTCGCTTGGACCGTAACAATATAGAGGCCATCTGCGTCCTCCTTATCGACCACGCGGATGGAAACGCCGTGAATTTTTCGCAGTTGGTCGGCGCAATCCTTCCTGGCATACAGCACCGTGCGGCCTTGGAGCTTGAGAAACTCAAAGGGCTTGGTCAGGGGGTTCAAGCCCATGCTGTCACACAGAGCGGTGACATATTTGAGCCGTTCACCCTGGTTCAGCTTGGCGAGATCACCGCCAATGATGACCTGTTCGACAGCTTCGATGGCCTGATTCATTGCTTCCTCTCCTTGATCATCAAAGCGCGTGTCACAAATCCCTTCTTGGCCGGAACGGTTTTGGCTGGCTGATCCTTAAATTCTCTGGTGGCAAAATTGATGGTGGTGTCGGGCAAGATCACCTTCTCAGCGCCGCCGATGATTTGCTTAATCAGCAATGATTCGCGCTCTATCAATTCATCACAGGATTTTTTGGTGCGTCTGGCGGTGATGATGTTTTCACTGCTGTCGATGAGGTGTTGCCGCCCTTCGCGGGTAATGTGTTCTGCCTCGTTCTCAGTCAGGTCGAGGGGTTCGGGGCGGCTGTTGCCGGGGATCATGCGGCTAGCCTCGCTGGAGGTCTGTGGCGGATAGTCGCTATCGTCCTCCATCTTTTCCCAGAACTCATTGACGCCATCGCGGATTGCCTGGATCGTCGGTTCATGCCGGGGGATGATGGCAATGCGCCAGATCAAGTCTGATCTCGCCAATTCCGCGAGGACGGTAAGATCGCAGTCGAGACAATCCATCTGAGCTTGGCACTGAATGACCCGGAGCATGTTGTCGATGGGATCAGCGGGATAGCGGGGGATTTTGCATTCCAAGTTGTTGCCAGCGGGAACGGGAAAATCCCGGTACATCCAGTCGTTTTTGAAAACACCATCCAGGCTGGCTGTCATCCTGCAAAATTCGTTCTTGTAGCCGACGCTCGGCTCTGCAACATCGGCGCCAAACTCCTCGTTGAACCATTGGAGCGCGCCATCTTGAAAAAAGTTCCCCGCTTTCATTGCAGCGCTGGGGTCATTTTCGATTGGTGTGCCATCTCTGGCTGCACGGTGCTTGGTTAAGATGTCGTTCCGGGTGGTGCCATAATGGGCAACATATTCGCCCTCGATTTCGACCAACCACGGCGTCTCAGACGCGCCAAGCTCATGCCCCGTTCGGGAATGTTTTGCCATGTCACCCTCCTATCAGGAGGTAGCCAAGAAGACCGATGGCAAAGATGGCAGTCATGCCCAGCACATCGCCTATGAGATGCCACCTCATTGCTCTAGCCTCTCAAGCTGAGTGGCCTCGACATAGGGAATCCGAGTGCCGTCTGAGCAGTCGATCTGATATTTAAGCGGATCACTATAGGTGGTGCCGCTGACCCAGCCGGTGATGGGCTGATACGGTGGCAACAATTTCACTTGATCGCCGTGCTTGAGTGCATCCATTTTTCCCTCCAAGTTTTCGTCACAGGGAAAGTAGATATGAGTAAATATGAGACAGTTGGAGTGGCGTTTCGTAACACTAACTCTTTGAAACTACGTTACTTATGCAAACCCCCTAGGGGTCGCCAACACCACTCTAAAAGTCGCAGACTTCTGCCATCTACCTCCAAATTTCGTCACGCTTATGCGGAACTTACAGTAATTTTCGTCACTTTCAACTTTTCCCTAGCAGAAAACGATCTCTGCTCTGACTCGGCCATGTCAATGTAAGTCTGTGCTTCACGAAGATTCGCCCAGCCAAAAAAGGTACACATTTCAGGGGCAGTCACACCACAATTAGCCATTTTTTGCGCGAGTGCCTTTCGCACTCCGTGTGGTGTGCAGCACGACGGTAGACCAGCTTTACGCACAGCCTTGCCAAACCAGTTTGAAAAACTTTTGCCGGAAGAAAATGGCTGGCCATAGGCTGTGCCTAAAAATGTTTGTCGAATGTTGGTCACTTTCGATGCGTCCAGTGCTGCCCGTAACTCAGGTTCCACCTTAAACTTTAGGTATTTGTTTTTCCCTCGTTTTGTTTTCGTGATAGCACACTGCACGACCTCATCGGTGACTTCCGTCTCACTCAGCTTAATCACATCACTGGCGCGCAGCCCGGTAGTCCAGAGACAGAGCATTGCGGTGTGCTGCATCGTTCCGACTTGCCAGTAGTCAAGGAATTGTTCGATTTCACTTTCACTCCAGGCATGATGGCCGTCTGTCTCCTCAACAATTTTCAAATTGGCGCACGGATGGCGCCACCCTTTTGGTGTTAAGTTTTGCTCAGGACGATTAGCCCAACTCAACATGGCCGCAATATCCTTAACGATAGTGTTACCTGCTTCGATTCCGCTCGTTGAGGCGCTCTTGGCTCGCCGCCGTGCCTTATCTCGGATTTCCGCGATGTGATTGCTTTCGAGTTTCGCCCAGCGGTATGATCCATATGCCTTCACGAAGGCACCTAACCGGCGTTCTTTCTGGCGCTGCGTGGAGAGCTTGAGCCGTTGGAATCCACCCTTGTTATGGCTCGCCTTGTACAGCAGCCACAGGTCAGCGACTGTTCCAGTGTGCCTGTGCCGGTGGTTCACTTCCTCGATTTCTTGATCCCATCCCTGTTGGCGATAGGCCTTCAACTCCTCAACAGCGCGATCATACTCAAGCACGAACTCAGGCGATCCAGGTGGTTCGACAAGCCGGATGCTTGGATCACCGGCACGGCGCGGTGTGAGTTGGACATAAATATAAACGACCAATTCACCCTTCCGGTTTTTGGTCTGTTTCGTCTTGATGTAGCGAAACTTTGTATCGATTTTCACAACTTGTCCCATTCGTTCACATCGTCACCGCCATCGACGGAGGGTAACTGCTGGAAATGGATGTCCAGTTCAGTCAAGTCCCAGACCACACGATTTTCACTAGCTCGTTTCCCGGCGGGCATCATGCCACCGGCAACCATGCGGTCAAAGGTCGCGGCTGAGACGCCGACATAGCTAGCGGCTTGCAGCCGATTTAAGCCGCGTGGCCAATGGGGGAGGGGATGTTTCACTCAGCACCCACCACATGCAAGCCGTGGCGGCGCTCATCCAGCCCGAAAATTTCAAATCCCCGGTCCAAAATTTCTCGCGGCATTCCCATTTGCGTCTGCCAGCTATGTGTCCAAGCCTCTCGCAAATCCAGGGCATGATTGATGTGAACGCCTCGAACGACATGAATGACGAGGGTTTCGCACCACTGGTCGAAGATGGTATCGACTGACAAACTATAAAGTTTCTTTCGCTTGTCATTGCGGAGGGTGTCAACGATCAGATCACCGACCTTCACCCCGTCGCGTAGCTCCGCTTCAATCACCCTCGCGCTCGATGCTGTAAGCAGCGGGTGTGAACAGAGGGACTGAGCCGTTTCGTGTGCGTAGTCATTGCCTCGAATGGCGTGGGTCCGGGCATCACTCAAAATCGATCTAATGAGATATCGCGGTCCCAGTGTTGTGTGCGCTCGCCGTGCCCGGAACTCGCTGGCGCGTACCGATTGATGGTCTGCTGCCACAAACTTCAAGCGATGCTCGGTGCGAGCATGTGTCTGAGGATTGCGATAGCGCTGACGGACAGTCGCTAGATTCGCCCAGTATTTCGAGGTGCGCTCCTCCTGGCTATCTCCAGATTTGGCCAAAAAACCAGCATGATCGAAGGATGGCCCTATACAGGCCTCCTGCACCATGTTGAAAATCCGCTGGTGGTCCTCTCCATATTGCTGCATCTCACGCCTCCTTTCCGCACTATCTCAGACAAAAATAGAAAAATGTATAACGAAATATGTCTACACTCTGATGTCTACATAAAAATGGTTACACTTTTTGGTACTATTTTTTAGCCTTCTTTTTTGGCCGGTGGGCCAGCACGTTTTTCACCGCCTGGGGGTGCCACCGCGACGACACGGTACTTTCGTGCTGCTTCTTTTCCCCCGCGTAGGTTTTGACGCCTCTGGCATTCAATGCCTTTGCAATCCCGCGATACGAGTGAATACCGGCGGCTTCGATCTCGTCGATTATTGGGATGATACGCAGGGCGAACTCCTTGCTGTGTTTCTTCATGGCTTTGCTCCCCTTCGCCGCGTGTTGCGCGATGTCTGGGTTGCCCAGTTTGACGCCCCTCTCTTTTGCTTCCGCCAATGCGGCCTTGGTTCGTTTTCGGGTGTTGGCCACCTCCAAATCCGCAACACTGGCCAGGATGCGCCAGAGGAATTTGGTGTTGTCGGGATCAGCCAGTTCGGGAATGTCGCAAGCGACGACAGCCACGCCATGCCTTTCGCTATATTCAAGTATCCATTGCAAAAAAGAGAAATCGCGGGTGAGCCGGTCCATTTTGGCGATAATGAGGACTGCCCCATCTCTCGCGCAGTCTTCAAGCGCCTGACGCAGAACGGGGCGGCGTAGCGTGGTTCGTCTGCCGCTCTCCACCTCCTTACATATTTCAATTACCTCCAGGTCCATCTCCTTGGCCTTGGCCTTGGCGACCTTGATTTGAGCGGCCAGCCCCAGCCCGGACGCACCCTGCTTTTTGGTGCTGACGCGAGGGTACAGGCGCGCTTTCGTCGGCTTAGATTTAAGATTTGCTAACATTTTCGGTGGCGTCCTCCTCCTACACCTATAAAACCCCGATTAAATGGGTGTACCTATTCCGTCTATCGTCTCGCCACGAGCCAAGCGCAGCGAAAAGCTCACATGCTCATCAGACATTTCATCGACAATTCGAGCCGTTTCTTTTGCCCTTTCCACCGTCGGAGTGCCGCCAACAGAGGATTTGATTTGATGTAACTTGAGGGCGAGGCGGGAACGCGCCAAGCGATCCTGAACCTCTAACTCGATCCTCAAATCCCGAATATAAGCATCAACCTCAAGCTCCTCTGCCGTGGGCTTAAACAGTCGGATAGGCGCAAGTGTAAGCCGCTCCTCCGTCTCGATATGCTTATCAACTAGCGCCGCCGCTTCCTCGTAAAGTTCATTCCGAAAAGCTGTGCTATCACTCATCTCGCGTCCTCCTCCTTTACCCAGTTTTCAATCGCTTGCTCCTGGCTGAACTCGATCAAATCATCCGCAATCTTTTCGCTTGGTGCCATGGCATATGTCGCGTGCATGACAACGGCGAGCAAGCCAGCCAGCGCGGCGTGTTCACTTGCGCCGCTTTTGCCCAGTGCTTCAAGTGCGTCCAGACCAGCTTGATAGCCGGTTTGATATGATTCATCTGTGGCGTTGAAACTGTTATTGTCCTTGCTCATCTCGCGTCCTCCTCCCTCTTGAGCTTGGACAGCGAAGCCAAGCAGCGCTTGCAATCGACTTCGTCAAGGTTCTTTCCAACGTCAACCATATAACTCCCCTCACTGGTCAGATGACCGTGCGCCGCTGCCCGAAGTTTGTCATCTTCGCTGCGGGTGTCGAAGTCGATGCCGCAGAGCGTGACTTCGTGGCTTTCAACTTGTGGATGGTCGAAGCCAATGAAAGCGTGGATTTTAGTTGCGCTGTGATGTGGCCATGCTGTTCCTCCCACACGGCCCCAGCTTGCTGTGAATGCTAACATCTCGCGTCCTCCAATCCATCGAGTATGGAACCCATGCGGAGCAGTTCCGATCTGGCGATTTGCTTGGTTTCATAGTTTGGACCTTCGCTTTCGATTAGCGCCAAGCACATTTGTACCTGATATTTCCAGGCCACTTTGATGGGTAAGGTTTGTTTGTCGTCGGTCATGTCGCGTCCTCCAATTCGTCAAGTATGGCCGTGATGTTCATGTCATGCCTCTTCCAGCATATCGCTGAAAAATTCCTCAATTGTGTCGCTCGATGCGTGTTCCTCGGCTACAGTGAGGGCCTCCTGTCGGCTCAACGGGATGATGCCCTCGCCATCGCTCCATCCGTTGCCGGTATCGCGCTTGAACCGTGTCAGGGGACCGCCATACCCGGCGATAAAAAATGCACCCTTTTTTGTGACGTATAGCGCGCTATTTTCGTGACCATAGTCGCTGGGTCTGAGACTGTTTGACGTGATACACACAATTTCGGCGGTGTCAGTGTTGTAGGTTTTTCCGTCTATGATCTGTTTCATGTCGCGTCCTCCTTCATGTCTAGGATTGTGGTCAAATATTCATCGATTGCCCTGACGCCCTCGGCCATCACCTCACGAAATAACTTGTCGCCGGGCATTTGATCGCCCCACTCAAAATCATAAATTGCTAGGGGCGTTTCTTCGTCGGCATCGGTGTAAACCAGATCAGACAACACGCCTGTGTCTTCGTCCTCCGTAGCCCACTTGGCGACAAATTCTGGCGGTTTTCGGTGTACAATCCAGCCCTGCTCATCAGCATCGAGCGGGTCAATCCCAACTATCCATTCGTGCCTCATGTGACAACCTCCCATGTGATCCAGCGGCCCGTGGCTTTTTTGCGCCCTCCGTCGTCAAGCTCAATCCAATCACCAATTTTTGTTCCGGTAAATGCTTGCTCGCCCATTCGGCGCGGTTTTCTGCGTGATCCGCCCCAAATAGTGTATTCACCGCGCACCTTTACCGCTTCGCGTGGCGGCTTTTTGGCGGTTAATTCCGATTTGATTTTGTGCCGCTCCTCGGATGTCAGATCATCCCAAAATTCGACCAAATCGCGAGGATTGTAGAAGTCCGTTTCGTTGTACCATGTGCCGCCGGTATGGTGCCATTCGGCGGCCTGCCAATGGCCAGACTTGGCGAGTGCCATAGCGAACGCTTTGGTTTCTCGCCACCCGGCGAACCGTAGCTCGGCAATGGTGATCCGCGACAGCGGGGACAGCCCGGAATTGTAGGCCGCCACGGCGCGGTTGCTCATTCCGGCAGCGAAATTGTAGCCACTCATGCCGCGCCCTCCTCGCCGTGCTTCCAGGCCCAAAAATAATCATCGTCGAAACATAGGCCGGGGCCATCTATTTGGTCGGAATGGTCGTGGAATTTATCCAGGTATTCCTGCGCCGCTGCCGCGTGGTTCTCGCTAACGTCTAGCGCGTAATTCCAATCGTAGGTGTAGCGCTTGCCGTTTACCGGGTGAGTTACGATGATGCGCGAGCCTCGATAGTTCGTTGGACCGTGATATCGTGTCCTAAGTGCGCCTCGTGTGTTAGTGTCGGTCATGTCGTTAGCCCTCCTATCAGGGTTTGCGAATTAGGCTCCGCTCGGCGTGTCAGCGCTGGGCGGGGCTGTTTAGTTAATGATTAGGCATACTGATAAGCTGCGCGAAAATCGCGGGCGTTGCCATCGATGGCCTGTGAAGCATAAACATCGCCAGTGTAAAATCTGGCATTGGTGAACGTGCCGACATAATCCAGCGCCACCTGCTCCGCGCTGCCAACATCTGGCGCGTGGGTGATAAGGTAGCGGAGCCCATTATATTCGGCAGTGACGTGCCATGGGCGTTGCCAGTTTGGCCGCATCGTGTCGAGTGTGGTCATTTTCTAACTCTCCTCTAAGCGAGATACTCGCGGGTAAGCGAATGCTTGAAGGCGTCGCCTTCGCCACCAGCCTTTGGCCCCATATACATATAATGGCCAACAAAATTTACGGCGGTTTCGGAATATGACAGGCGCCCAGTGTCGAGCGCTTTTTGGAAGGCGCGTTGCGCGTCTGCTTGATGCTTCTCGAAATCGGTCATGTTCTAGTCCTCCTCCTCAAACTTTAATGCAACGTTCATGATGGGAATATATGCCTATTTCTGATAGTGTCAACAGGCTATATCACATTAATAGATATCAAATCGCGTAAGCCTATGGACGAAAAGCCAAAATTCGGGAAAAAAAATGGTGGACCGCCGTCATTCTTTGCCCGTGTGCCAAGCTCGGCGGTGACGGACAAGCGGCTCACCGACAAAGAGTTCCGGGTGCTTTGCGTGCTGTGTTCCTATGCCAACAATCAAGGCTTCGCGTGGCCAAACATCCGCACCATGTTTACTGAT